AAACATTAAATATCGTGGGAAATATTGAAGAATGGTTTAATTACGGAGGTAATCCATACCATTTCAAAGTAATTCTTCAGATATTTAATCGTTCAATCAACGAAGAAACTGAAACAAAGCTACGAGCATTGATTGATGAATACAAGAATGAACGTTCTTGGTTAGAGGAAATTCAGTTTCATTTATCTGCATTGGCGAGTATGTATTTTTACTCTGCCTTAATCAAAGAAGAAATAATCACAATTAATTCTAGGAGTTAAGATGGCGGAAGAATTTTATTCATTAGTTACGGATTATGGTGCTGAAAAACAATTAATATGTATAACTGACGGAATTCCATTTGAAGTTACACATATAGCATTAGGCGATGGAAATGGCAAATATTATGAGCCCTCAAGAACTCAAACCAAACTTGTTAATGAAGTTTGGCGTGGAAACGTTGAAAAATGTGGGTGGACTGATAATAGATTTTATTGTGTTACAACAGTTCCTGCTGAGATTGGTGGATTTGAGGTAAGAGAGGCTGGGGTTTTTGATGCAGAGAATAATTTACTTGTCGTGTCCAAATTTCCTGAAACTACAAAACAAACACCTGAGAGTGGAACTGTAAAACAACTCACAATTAGAATTGAATTAGAAATGTCAAATACAGAATTGGCAGAACTTGTTATAAATCCAAATTTGAATGTTGTTACAATGGATGTTTTGGAGAATGTAACAAAAGAAACTGATGAGAAATTTGAAACATTAGAAAACAAATATCAGAAGAAAGATGAAAAAGGTGTTGCAGGAGGGTATGCTCCTGTCGGCGAAGATGGTTTGATTCCGAATGTGTTTATTCCTGAGCCTGAAACCAAAAGTATATTAACTCCATTTTGTTTGAATTCTTGCAGATTAGACACTAAAGGAAATCCGAATTTATTATCAAGTGAGACTGTAAAAATATGGCAATACACATCAAGTTCACTTGGGGTTTTCTATACGGCACAAGAGGTTACTTTAGCAAAAGATGTCGTGGTTTATAAAGACGCCGAATTAAGTGAGGAACTTGCGACAATAGTTGCCGTTGATACTTCAGGGTTAACAATATCATTCGGTACAATAGAAACTTTGAGTGAATACGAGGATGAGCCATTACATTATTCAGCAACAAATTATGGCGATTTCTATGTTAAAGAAAGTCTGGTTTTAGGATCAGAATGTTATTCCGATGCTGATTGTACTCAATTTATGGGTGTTGTAACTTTCTTGAATTTAACGAGAATTAGTATTGGCAAAGTTGAAACATATACTTTTGATGGAAATAAAACAACTCATATATACATCACAGCCCATGCACCTTTTACTTATACAACAGCCTCAAGCAAAACCCACTATGTTGAAAAAAGTCTTACTATTGATGTTGTTAAATTATGTCCAGTTGATGAAACTATTAAAAACTTTAATTTATTTATTGATTGTCGTGACAACAATTATACTCTTATAGCGTTATCCAATAACATCTTTACACAAATGATAGAACCAACTGGTTATTTGGTTAATGATGTTTGGTTCAAAATATTAGAACCATTAACTAGTTATATTTATATAGAAAATTTATGGCAAGAAACTACGCTAGTCCCAATTGGTACTTTTTCTCTTGCGGGTGGAGAAAATGATGCTTAAAAAATTAAAGACCACTTTTTTAAATCAAAATTTTTATAATTTAAATATTAATTCAAGCATTATTCCAACAGGAATTGTTTTAAGTTTTTCAGGACGAGTGCCTCCAATTGGTTTTTTTATTTGTGATGGTTCTCGATTACTTATAGAAGATTACCCAGACTTATTTAAAATTATTGGCGAAATTTATGGAAATGATGGTATTTACTTTTACTTACCTGATTTTAGAGGGTGTTTCTTAAGAGGATATAAAAGTGGAGAAAGTGCAGAACTTGGAGTTTTCCAAGACCACGCATTACAAAGCCATACACATACTTATATTGCACCGAATACAAATAATATGCCAAGAGGTGATGACAGAACGAACTGCGTAACATATACATTATCCCCACAAACAAGTGCACCAAATGGATGTAATGTTGCCAATGAAACAAGACCTAAAAACTATTCGGTGAATTATATTATCAAATATTGATAGAGGAGTTAGAAATGAACAAAGAAGTTTTTTATTACAGTTTTAACAATAACGAGAAAAGTTTTGTCGGTAAATTCCCTGCAACACAAAATCCAAAAAGATTAACAGAATATTTACTTCCGGCTAAAGCAACATTTAAGGAACCTCCTGTAACGAATGAAAATGAAATTGCAATTTGGGCCGAAACAGATTGGATTATCAAACCCGATTTTAGAGGACAACTACAAGTAAATATTGACACTAAAGAAGTAACTGTAATTGATTATATTGGAGCAATTAAGAATAATTTCCAAATAATTACAAATGAAATTGCAGATGATATAAAAACAACACCTGAAAAATATAAAAAAATAAAGAATACACTTGAAGATATTTCAGAAACAGAGGAGTACAAAAAATATTTAATTGAAAAAGAAAAAGCCATTAGAAAAAAACAAATAGAAAATGCAATTTATAGCTTAGACACAAAAAGAATTCGTGCTATTTGTGAGCCTGAAATAAAAAATACAAAAACTGGTGAAACTTGGTTAGACTACTATAATGCACAAATTTTGGAATTAAGAAATGAATTAAAAAACCTTTAAAAGGTAAGATGCTTGGAATTAATTAATTTAAGAATATTAGACGTTAACCAAAATGGGTATCATTTTAATAAATTAACCCAAAATAAAATTGGAATGCTATATATTTCCCCAGTAAATTACACTCCCGAAGATTGTCTTGCTTGTGACGGATATGTCGTAAAAATCATTGATTATAAACCACTATATCTAGTAATTGGAAAAACTTTTAATACTGGTGAAGAAGCAGATGATGAATTCAGAATTCCTGATTATAACATTACAAATCGATTTCTTCAGCCTAGCAATAAAGTAGCCATCAAAATCAATGCAGGATTACCAAATATAACTGGTACATTTGGAATTGGTGATACAAGTGGCACTTATACATCCGGAGCATTCTATACAATATCTGGCACTCGATGGAATGAAGGTGGTGGCAGTAAAGGTAGCAACCCCGATGTTGGTTTTAATGCAAGCCGTTCAAGTTCAATTTATGGACAATCCCCGACTGTCCAACCACCATCACAAACTGTTAAACTTTGCATCAAATATAAATAACCATGAGAATTTTAAATTTAAGAATTAATAAAATCAATCAAAATAATTATAGTCAAAACTTATTAACGCCAGAATTTATAGGTGCAATAATAATTTACCCTATTGGTTATACACCTAAAAAATGTCTTGATTGTAATGGATATGTCTTAAAAAAAGAAGATTATCAACTTCTTTATTTAGTTATAGGCAACAGATTTAATGATGGAAGCGAATCAGAAGATGAATTTAGAATTCCTGATTACAACATTACAGGGAGATTTTTACAACCCGGAATCAATGTGGGTGCACAAATTGCAGCAGGAATTCCAGACCACGCACATACTGTTACTGCTTTTTATTGGGATGGTTCTGGTGTTGCAGAAGAAGGCAGAGGAAATCCTGATTATGGACATCACAGAGTACTAACAACAAGTAATGCTTCGGCAAGTAATTCAATTTATGGAAAATCCTCAACGGTTCAACCACCCTCACAAATAGTCCACATGTGCATTAGATACGAATAAGGAGAATATATGACATCATTAACTAAAATTTGTAACCATTGGACAGCAGGCAATTACAACCCCTGCAAAATTGATATCGATTCATATCACTATTTAATAGATAACAAAGGAAAAATTTATCTCGGAACCTTTAAACCAGAAGACAACTTAAATTGCTACGATGGTAGATATGCTAAACATTGTGGAGGAGGCAATACTGGTTGCATCGGAATTTCCTTGTGTGGAATGGTTGGTTTTGATGAAAATAAAAAGCGAACCAAATGTCCAATAACTGCTTCACAGTTAGAAGCTCTTTTTTGTTTAAATGGTTATTTAGCACTAAAATACGGAATTTTTATTAATGAAAAAACTGTTTATACACACTATGAATTTGATAAACAGAAAAAAGCTCCTCAAGGAAAAATAGATATTATATACATTCCTTGTTTACCACATTTAAGTAAAGAACGTATTGGAAATTACATAAGAGAAAAATCCGAATGGTATAAAAAAGAAATTAAAAAAGGAAATTACAAATTAATTAAGAAAGGAGATTATTATGAGTTTATTAGAAAAAGTTAAAAATTGGCAAGTATTGAATGAATTGTGGGATGTAATTCAACCATTTGTTTTGAAATTGGTTGATAAAAACGTGCCGAAGTATGTTACCAAGTTATATGAAAACCTTGCGAAATATACAAAACCTGCGATT